GTAACTACAAATCGTAGGAGGCGCAATAAAGAACCTCCCCATCATCATCTCAACACCAAACGAGGTTTCAATCCAAATCGAAGTATTTTTGTATTTTCGGATGGGTGCGTCAACAGTGCCGACGAGATCTCCATCAATTAAATCGCAGACTTCCAAACCAGCTGGGAAATAGCTGGCGACTTCACCGAGTCCAACCTGGGCACTCCCTTGGGAGCAGATGGATTGGGTGGGGGCCGAAGCGAAGATTTTCGAAGCGAAGATACGAAGTGCGTTTTGACTCTCCATTTTGACGTGCTTGCTTTACGTGAAGGTTAATGTCCTCCACGGGCTACGCCAAGCGATGAGTGATCCCACGCAGGGTCTGTCTTCTACCGGGAGTATCGTGAGTTAGGTCGTTTCCTTCCATTTCCTCGATCCCTCCCGGCGAGTGTCAGACACCGTTTTGTGAGCCCACCGCCTGTCGCAGACCTACCTCCTCTCGCAGCCTCAGGGTCCGCCTCGGCGTACCTACCTTACTACAATCGACAACAATTGCGTAGAAGCAGCAACACTTCAGTACGCGGTACTAAACATATGGGTTTCCTTCAGGGAAAAAGAAAGTTGCCCATAGCGGTTATTCCCATTGTATGCAAATATGACGTTAGAGTAGCAAAGTCAATACACTGTACGAACTGCGGGTTCAAGTTGTCACGTCTCCCCCGCAAGCCCAAGGCCAATTCCATTATCCAGTTCGTGATCAAAAGAAATCAGTCAGAAGAAGGGAGAAATTATGGGGGCAGACCGAACAGAAATCGGACTGTTGTACCGTCATCAATGCCAGTATCAACTAATCGAGCATTAATCCAATTTGCGGTGACGGTATTTCCAATTTGCGTTTTAAGAAGAACGCAGAAAGAAGAATTTCCAGCAGCAGGTGAATTGTTAATTAAATCGCTAATATCTTCCATACCCATTAAAATAGACATAATCTCATTCCATTCACCAGCGCCAACAAGAGCAACAATTTGGTTAAAGAACATAGTGACTAGATCATCACCAGAGGGAACACCTACATAAAAATGAAAATTAAAATCAGGAGCAGTAGAACGATAAATAACACAATCAAAATCCTCATGAAAACGATTTCGAATAGAAACGTGACCAGCTTGAATATTTTCTTGTAAAGGAAAAGTCCCTTGGACAGGACCGGTGTTTCTACCATAAGAAGAATAATCACACATAAGCGCAGAATTTTGAGAAACGAGAGGG